CGGCCGGTGATCCGGACCCGTATGAAAACAATATCCAGGTCCTCTTTTGCGCGGAACCCACGTACATGGAAGCGGACGCCGATTTTCCGGACAGCATGATATCGACCCTGTTTCACCAGGGCATCCCTTATGGCGCGGCCATCCGGCTGCTTCATGAGGGCACGATCGATGACCTGGCCCTGGCGGATCAGCACGCGGCGGAATACAGGAAATGGACTTCCCGGGCCATAGGCGAGCAATGGCGAGGTGAAACGGATTACGGGGGATGTTATCCGGCGTGATGGCAAAGGAGAAACAGAAAAATGGAAACACTAATCGAGCGTATCAAGCGGCATGAAGGGCTTCGACTGAGGCCTTATAGGGATAGCCTGGGTAATGCAAGCATCGGTTATGGCCATTACTTAAGGATACCAATCAGCAAAACCGCGGCCTTAACCATACTCCAAAACGACGTGACCCATGCCTGGCTGGAAGGGTACAACCTGCCAGCCAAAGTCACCGGCGCCCCTGGACTGACAGAAAAACGGAAGGAAGTCCTGATAGAAATGATCTTTAACCTGGGGTTTCACGGTGTTCTGGGATTTAAGCGGATGCTGAAAGCCATAGAACAAGAAGATTTTGATCTGGCGGCCAAAGAAATGCTCGACAGCCTCTGGGCCAAACAGGTCAAATCCCGGGCCATAGAACTGGCAGATATGATGAGGGAGGGTTAATGCGTTCCATAGATCTCAATGCATTTTTTGGCATGGCCCCCCGGCTCGGCCAGCATATGAAGACCGGCTATGCCCAGGTCGCCGAAAACTGCGACCTCAGTTCTCAGAAGATCCGGGCAATGGCCGATGCCGAACTGATCCAGGCCGATGCCAATCAATACAATGCGCTCCATTCTTTTAATGCCGCCTGGGAGATGGGTAATGACCGGTATTTCATGGACTGGAAGATCGGCGACTATGATCTGTTGATTTATCTGTTGGATGGTGTGCCGTACAAGAAAATCGGCAGTGTTTCCGCACCTCTGGGACAGACCCGGCTTACCGCCCCGACCGTGGCGGATAACGGCGCCGGATCCCTGGATGATACATTTACCTATTTTATTACAACCACCCGGTCCGTTAACGGGTACACCGACGAATCAGGTCCCAGCGCGACGGCCGAGATCACCGTGGCGTCAAAGAAGGTTTTGGTCACCCGCCCGGCCATCACCGACGATCTGGTCACCCTCTGGAACATCTACCGCGTGAGCAATTCTTCAGGGTCCTATCAATTCGTGGCCGAAGTGGACGCGGATACTGCCACCTATGACGATAACATAGAAGACGCGGACCTGGATACATCACCCACGACCTGGTACACGTCCGACCAGGGTAATCAGATCGTATTCGACAAGCCCCAGGTCCTCTTTGACGGTCTTATCAACGAACCCATTTCCGGGACCCTTTTTGGCTGGAAAGGATCCACCCTGTATTGGAATGAGCCCGGGATCCCCGATGCCTGGCCATCATTTTTTAATATGAATTTTCCGTCGGACATCAAGCGCGGTTTCAGCCTGGCCGGCGCCCTGGGCGTACTCACGGCCAAAGGCCCCCATCGTGTGGATGGCACCCATCCGGAATTATTACAACCATCCAAGGCCCTGGGAAAAGAGCCCTGCATTGGCACGGCCGCGTGTGTCGCATCAACCGGGATCCATTATCTCTCCGATTCCGGTCTTGTGCGGTTCAATTTGGTGGATACCTTGGTCCTTTCGGACGCCTATTTCACGGAGGCCTGGTTTAAAGCCAATGTGGCAGCTTCCGGGGCGCATATGATCGAGAACGACGGCCAGATCTATCTATTTCATACGGCCGGCGCCCTCGTGGTGGATACCCGCCCGAGGCTCAATAACTGGTATACCTTAAGCCCGGTGGCCTATGCGGCCTATAAGATGGAGGACACGGGCGAGATCTATTATATGGACGCGGCCGGCGTTCAGAAGCTCCACGGCGGTACCGGCGCACTCACCTGGACCTGGGCCAGCGGTTATCTCGATGGGAGAGCGCCCTATAAAAAACCCTTTGATTCGGTCATCGTCAACGGCTCCGGTACCGTGACGCTCACGGTCTATGCCGATGATGTCGAGATCGCACAAAAGGCCCTTGCCTGGGCCCGGGATCGCGATCGCACGCTGAAACTCCCGGCAGGCACAATGGCGACGAACCTCGAAATACATCTCACCGGTACCGGCGGGGTGGATGATGTAAGGACGATTTACAGCCCATGAGCAATCCGACGCCCACAACCATGACGACTACCACCCGAAAAAGGGTGTATAACCTTACCCGGCTGGATCTGCCATCGCTCAATCGTTTTCTGATCGATATCGGCGCCCGGCTGGACAGCGTGGAGGCCATTGGTCAGAACCCGAATGGCCACGGAAAAACAATAAAGAATCTGGGGCCCGGGATAAATAATAGTGATTCGATCCAGTTTAACCAGTCTACCCGGCCCTCAATCCTGGCCGGTCAAATGGATACGGTCCTCGCGGAAGGCTCGGCCATCACATTGTCATATAATGCCGGGGCCGGGACCATCACCCTGGCGGTCAAGCGTAAGGCCGGTTACGGCATAGATGCGGACGTCGACGGCCTGAAGCTGAACAAACAGGCCGCCATTTCCGACGCCCCGGCCATCAGCGCGATTTCGCTGGATACCGGCGCGGACCATGTAGATCGGGCGGGATTTAACACCAAACTGGGCACGCTCAAGACGGAAATCGATGCCGTCAAGGATAAGCTCAACGACGTGATCCATGCCCTGGAAGCGCTGGAAGGGATAGCGACATAAATGAGATGTACAATCAAAGATATCGATAAAGCCAACGCCATATTTGGCCATGATTCGGTGTATTTTGACACGATAGATGATTTTGTAGATCCGGATGGGCGTTACAGGATAGGTGAAAGTTTTATAAATAGCCCTATTTGTTATGTTTTAAGCCCGAATGATTTCAGCGTATTCGTATTTGTCCCGGTAAACGGCGTCACGTATGAGGCCCATACCGCGATACTGCCTGCAGGCCGGGGTAAGAAAGGGATTGAAGCCGGGAAAGCCGTATTATCCTGGATGTTTACGGAAACCCGTTGTCTGAAAATTATAACGTGGATACCAGAGATAAATCGATCAGCCGGTTTTTTTGCAAAAACCTGCGGTCTCCTAAACGAAGGGATCAATATAAAGAGCTTTATGAAGAACGGCATATTATATGATCAATTTCTATTTGGAATCAGAAAGGAGTATTGGCAATGCCAGCAGCAATAGCAGTAGCAGTAGTGGCGGTTTCCGCATATTCGGCATATAGCGCCAGCAGATCGGCTGACAAGCAGGCCAGGGCACTAAAGAAATCATCGAACTGGCAGCGCGATCTGGCAAGTCTGCAATGGGAACGCTATGCAGGCACCTTTGCGCCTCTTGAAGATCAGATCGTTAAGGAGAGCCAGCTACCCGTGGAACAGCAGCCCGGGTTCGCCCGTATGATGGGCACCATTGACCGGGGTTATGCCGATACCACGGCCAATACCCGGCGTACCATGGGCGGACGTTACCCATCCGGCGCCGGGATCGAGACGGAGCGGGCTCAAAATATTGATCTTGGCCGTACCCAGACAAAGGCCGGGGGCGTGGCCGATTTTTCGGCCAATCGATTCAATCAAATGCTACAGGCCGCAAACCTCGGAAGAAATCTGCCCGCCACATCCGTGGGCGCGGGCGCAAACGCCCAAGCCGGCTATGGCAACCTTGCCAATATGTATGCCAATGCGGCCAAAGGGAGCTGGGACGCGGTCGGCGGTACAACAGGAAATCTCATGCAGATGTATATGCTGGCCAACCAGGGAATGACGCCGCCGGCGAGCGGCGGATCCCGGTTACCGGCCTATACGCGGTATTATGATCCCAGTACGGGCAATATGGCGGATATGGGATATCAGGGGTACGGGCTTTAAGGATTGACTATTTTCTATTGACTATTGGCTATTGAATCGAAAACCGGAGGACATCATGTACGGATTAGGATACGGACTGGCACGCATGGCCGAGGGCGCAAGCGGCGGCGCATTAAAAGGCAAACTCACCCAGATGGGTCTTGAGGAAAAGGAAAAGACCCGGAAATCAGAGACCGATTACCGGACCGCCACCCTGGCCCAGGGCGAAAGAGGTCTGGATTTAAGAGAGCAGGGTCTGGCCCAGCAGG